GATCGTTAAGGTCGCCCTCGGCGAGTTCCCGCACATCATGAACCAGCAGGCCGCTCTCTACGGCCTGTCGGATGCGTTCGGGGATTATTCCGCCAGCATGCTCGCGCAGCGTAAGCACACGTGGTGGAGCATGTTCACCGACGACCGGGGCTTTATGGCCTTGGTCCTTCCGTTCATGATTACCGTCATCTGTGCGTGCGTTGTGCATGACCTGCACCTTTACGCGGTTGTCACCGTGTGGCGGGTCGTCGCCGCGTGGGCTGTCCTTGTGGGCGGCTGCGTGTGGCACGCCCTGTTCGGCCGCAAACACGTCACCTTCGGCCAGCGCATGGTCGGCGGTGCCGTGCGCGCCGGGTGGAGTGCATGACATGACGCGCCCCAGGCGATAGTTGAGGTGGTGGATGGACAGCTGTGTACAGCTGCCGGGATTATTCTTCAACCCGGGTTTAATAGTTTGCCAGTTAACATCGGAGACACTGTATGTTTGGGCCCGGGCGATGCAGACCGCCTTGGGCCTGGGAACCGTATTTTGCGTCGTGACCCAGCCGTTGTTGAGGGTACTTGCCATAAGCGCCAGGTTGGCGCTACGTTGCTCGGACTTGCGACCGGGCTTGCGTACGTCGCGCGTTCGTGTTTGTGCAACGCAGAGAATGCCTTGTGCAACCGCCACGGCGTGGCTGCTCCCCCCTTCACGGGTGATTTCGACCGTTTTACTAGTTATTTGCATTCTGTATCTAACTCCGTCGGGCTTTTGTATACGGATTACCTCTCTGTCTGGACGCGCCAGTGGCTACTGAAATGGCCCAAGCGCAAGCAGACTGACATTACGCAGTCGACGCTCAACGATGAGCTGAAGCCTGCGGAGGTCAAGATGATGGTGAAGCGTGAGGCGTTGATTAAGATGCCAACGAAGGCCCGTGGGATTCAGTATTATGTAAATTTGTGCACGCAGGCACTTTTCGGGGCGGAGTTCTTTTCGTTGCAGAAGTCGTGGACCAGCTGGTTCTGCAGACGCGATGTCGGGCACGGTGTGCGCTTGACGTTCGCCTCTGGTATGAACGCTACCGCGCTCGGTGAGTGGATGCGTGAGGTGCTAGCTAGCAACCCTAACACGCACTTCTATGAGCGCGATGGCAAGAACTGGGATTCGACCATGCAGCGGCCCCACCTCGAGTTGCGCCTTGCGGCGTACGCGTGTGCCGGGGACGATTTTGCGCGCTTTGTGCGCGCTGGGTTCGACGTTAAAGGTAAGGTGCCCCGTTCGGGGCTTGCCTACCGTCTGCGTGGCACGGTTAAGTCCGGCCACAATGATACTACGTTGGGTAACTCGATCGTCAACGGAGGCATTATCGTGGAGGTGATGTGGGCGCTCGGGTTGACCGGCGACATCATCATCACTGGCGACGACGCGCTCGTCGCCATTTCGGGCGATTTCGATGAGCATTGTTTCGCCCGCCACGAGGCCACTTTCGGTATTGTTCCAGAGTACCGCAAGTTCACTAATCCCATGGACGTTTCTTTTATCTCCGGTGTCTGGTTTCCATCCAGCCCGAGCCACTGGGCGTTTGTGCCTAAGCCCGGGCGGCTGCTCGCGCGCTTGTTCTGGTCGGTTCGCCCACCGTCCGAACGCGCGCGGCAGCGCTATCTCAATTCTATCGTACTGGGGCTTCGCCCCTCGTGCCAAGCGCTTCCCGTCATTGCTGCGTTTTTGGACGCGCATTTCGACGCAGCAGCTGGGACGGGGGGGGTGGTGGTCGATAAGCGCTTGGACGTCTGGGCCGCGGGGCATTATCAGGTTAATCCTGTTGTCCTGCGTGCAGCTTTCTGTTCGCGCTACGGCCTCACCGATTTCCAAGTCGCCGACGCTGAGGGCCTCCTCTCGTCCTGCCATGGCCTTATTGGCCTCGTGTCTCATGACACGCTCGACCGCATTATGGCGGTCGATCTGGCGGACGTCCGTGATCGGCCTTTGACGTCGTCGCAGTGATTAGGCAGCTGCCGCTTTATGCGGCCTAGTTAGTGTTTCGCGCCACTATTTTGCCAGCGAAGCTTGCAAAACTTCGTTTCGTACCGGTTTTGTCTGCTACCCGACTATATGTCTGATTTTGCTGCCCTACGCTCGCGCCTCGAACGCGCGGGCCTCGACACCACATCTGCGGAGTGGCTGCTCAAGGCTCTGAGCCCTGCCGCCCCTTCGGGCGCCGGGTGCCAGATCCCTGATACCAGCGCTACCGCTACCGCGAACCCTGAGTTCATCAACACCTACACCATCAGCGCCCCTAGTGGCGTGGTGGGCACGTGGGACTGCCTCGTGATCAAGTCGCCGACATACCCCTGTTTGGGGTATGCTGTCGCTGCTCCTTCCGGATTTGATTTCACCTCGTCTTGGCATGCCGCCGGCGCCACCGTTACGGTCTTGCAGACCGAACCTGCGACGGCGGCTGTCAGCGATGCGCAAAGCGCGACGTCGTGGAACATCACAACCGGGGTCGTGACTGGCGGGGTGCTGCTGCAAAGCTTGCTCCCTTCCACTCAACCGCTTGCCTGGCGGACGACCGCTCGCTCGAGCACGGAGTATCTCGTCGCCTCCGACCTCAACAACCAGGGTACGGTTACCACTGGCCAGTATGTGACACGCATCCAGCCCTACAACCCGGGCTCGGTCTGGGGCATTCCCCCCACCGCTGCGGTCTACAACCTGTCCATTATGGAAATCCCACTCAACGAGACCAACATGACTGCCATGAACCCCAAGGTTCGGGTCGCCCCTGCTAAACAGGGCTGTTATCAGCCACTATATAACGCTGGGCCATCCTTCGCTTGGGCGCGTGGTGCTGACTTCCCCCAGATCGCGCAGGACATCACCTTCGATACCAACAAGACCATGTTCCTGCCCATCCGGGGCGCGTCGGCCAACCCTTTTGCTGCAGCGTGTGTCCCGACGATCCTCATGCCGCTTGATCCCACTGCTGGAGTGGCGAACAGCGACTGGGTGAGCTTCGGTGGCAACGCGCTCATGGCGTATCCTGCCGTCGCCGGTAACCCCTACACGTGGGGGTACGACAACGGCATGGTCGGGATCTCGCTGTACCGCGGGATCTCTGTCACCGCCAGCATTACGTTGAAGCTCATCACTGCTCTCGAGCTCGTACCAGCGCCGACATCGCCCATCCGGCAGTTCGTGGTTCCCGCCGCGAACAACGATCCTCGGGCGCTGCAGCTGTACTACGACCTCGTGCACGACATGCCACACACCTACCCCGCCTCCTCCAACTTCCTCAGCGCAGTACTCGGTGCCGTCGCGTCGCTGTTGCCCCAGGTCCTACCCCACATCCCAGGCGTTATTAGCGCCGTGCGGGGTTTGTTCTCCGGGCCTGCGGCGCCTACGCCACCGCGCGGTGAGGCGCAGCCAGAGATGGCCGCGTCTAACCGTTCGCGTCCTGCCGCTACGCCGCGCAAGCGGACCCCTAAGCTACGTCCTGCGATTAAGCCGCGTTCGTCGTCTGCTGGGTCGCGTGCGTCGTCGCGCAGCGGCAAGCGAGTGCAGATCAAGGCGCGGAAGGGCGGGCGTCGGTGAGCTCGTGCATGTGGGTGTGTTGCCAGACACTAATCAAAACTGGCTGAGTTACGCCTATCTCATCAAAAATGTGCGGAGCGCGTGGACTACACCGACTTCGCGTGCTAAGCCGCGGCGATCAAGCCTAGCTCTATTGTGAACTGCCATCCGGCGAGGCGTAGGGGAAATCCTGAAACCTCGTAATATAAGATATATGCCTTTCGGGGTATGGTGGACTAAAAGTGTTCGTTGGGGCTGTGGCTCGTCAAGACTTGGTGCGCGTTGGAGCGCCTGAGAAAGTCTCAGGTGGGTAATATTGAAATGTCCAGCAAAATGAGTCTTTAAAGGAAATTGTGGGTTGCGCTGAGACTCTCCCACAGACCCTCTGGGTTATCATCTCGTGGCATATTTGGCATCCCGCTAGCCGGAATACAAGCTCGATCATCTGACATGTTGCAGCTCTGTTTCGATTAGTCTTGAAGACCGGCCATTGTGGGGCCTCTTATGTTTTGCACTGAGATGTACGCTTGTCGCCTCGCGTTATGAGGTGGCCTATAGGTGTTGTACGCGCGTCGGTACAGCTGTGCGTGCTATACCGGTCCTACCGGCATTGCGCGACCAATACAACACCCCCCTGCTCTGGTGACGCGCTTGCGCGAGCCATTATGCAGTCGTGGCCGGGTAATCCCGGTGTGCCTCCGGCACCGCGTTCGTACTCCGCAGCATGAGTACCACCGAGCGTTCTATGCGCTCGTTGAGCATCTTTATTGATGTTCGGGGTTCGTGGCCCCGACGTTGTCTCCCTTGACTACGATAGTGTGAAAGAAGACTCGCTAGCGAAAACCATTAGGTAGCTAACTAGCGTAAGCCGTAAGCCCGTGATAAGGCCGCTCGTGAAGCAACGAGCAACCCGGCTGGGGGACAATAAAATACCGGCCGGGCCCTTTCATTAGGGAAGAACTATGACGTGCCCCTGGC